CAGGTATGTCACTAAACGCAGGAACACCGATATTAGCATTGCTGGCAGGGTCTCTGTCATACGCGCTTGGGAACCTAGGGAACGCAGGCTCTGCCACTGGCTGGAACTCTGGACGCTCACGGCGACCGTCAAACATTCCCGCGCGCGGTATAGGCCCACCAAACGGGCCGTAAGGGGATTGACCACTATTAGGTGTGTATGGTCTGTACTGACCATCAGTAACGTTTGGGGGTCCCTGCTGAGGCAAGCGCTGACCTCCCTTGCCGCCTCCATAAGGTTGGCCATAACTCATGGGCTGCTGGTATCCACCGCCCTTGCCCATAGGTTGTTGGTATCCGCCACCTGCACCCATTTTACTTTCCCTTCTTTACATGCTTCTGGGATTTAGGGGGTGACTTCTTAGAGCCACCCGGACCAGCCCATAGTTTCTTATCTGCCCAATAAGCAGCACTCATTTTTCCTTTGGCGATATTCTTGGCGTGTCTTGCTTTAAAACTTTTTCTCGCTGCTGGGGAGTAGTTGTGTCCCATTGAGGAATCGCCGTAATGGATGAGCTTAATTTTCTCTCCTTCTTTGGCGAGGACCATGCCCTTCTTGCCTGCGCGGTCCGACTTGCGCGGTTTATTAAACCCCGCGAACTTCTTCCCTCTATACTCAATACCGCCTCCGGGTAGACGATTTACGCCGGGATGTTTACTAGGCATTATCTACCAAAACTCCATCAAATGAAGCAGACACCGCATTAGCTTGGTTCTTGTTACAAATTGCACGGACCTCTATGTCTGACTTTTCTGTAACTATTATAGGATAGTAAAATGGGTAAATGATTTCACTCTCTGTAACATCAATCTTGACTTGCGTTCTCATGACTCCGCCGCTTGGCTTTACCATGAATCTTATTGTCATATAGACGCCACCAGATGTTCCTGTGCCGTGTGTTGCTATACCCTGTGATATATAAAGGGTTTTCCCCGCTGGCACTGTATAAACAGCCATAAGCGTTTGAGCTTCACTCGCTGTTATCTTTGCATAGTATGCACCCGTTGGAACACCGGATGATGCGCCGCTAGTTCCTATGTAAATATCACCAGCATTTGTTCCGCCTGAACCGGCTGTTTCAACATATGATCTGAACACACGCAAAAACTCTGTGGTTGTAGCAACCTGAGTTTGACCGTTGAGTGTTACAGTTTCTTCAACTTCGTTATAGTCTGCGTCAAGGCCGCTAACTAAAACCGTTCTAGCCCCAGTACCGGCAGAGGTATCATTTGCACTACTGGACGAAACATACATAATCGCCGCAGCAGCCGGGTATGCATATATGCCGCCACCGTCCCATATGGTTTCGTCAACATTGATTATGTTTGGATTGTATCCATACTTAAACAATGTTTTGTGAAACGATATCTGACTGCGAGCAGCCTGAAGCTCGAATGGCTCAGATGTCCCAAATCGAGATATTGAGCTTTTTTCAGCCATTCGATAACTCCATTACGACAAGAATGTTGTCACACTAAGACAAGCTGTAAGATCCAGATATACATCAGTCTCAAACAGGATTCCGTTATCAGGAATGTTTACCGAAAATGTATCGGTTGTGCCAAATGACAAATCCAGCAGCGTTGTGCCGCCGGATCCGCCATCTTTTAAAACAATCTGTGGGGAACCTGTTGTGTCTGTTTTTACCTGAATTTGACGCACACGGGCGCGGCCAGCATACACTGTACCGTCTGCCGTGTTAGTTACTGCAAATACATCAGATTGGGACATTGTGTACTCCTATTATGTAAGAGCAGCACCAACGGCAGTTACCCATGCAGCGCCTGTGTTGATCACAATGCAATACTCGTTGTCGCCAGCGCCATTGTCGCTGACCATGTAGACAGTACCGACTGCGACATCACCAAATGCTGGCAAATTTGCGGTTGTTACAACGGGGATTTGGAAGCCGTTATTTGAACGGACTGGTCCTGAGAAGGTAGATAAAGCCATGAGGAACTCCTTGTCTTGGCTAATGTCAGAAAGTTCAAGTGAACTTTACTGTCAAGGTTCATATTCATTATACACAAAGAAAGGGCGGCCCGAAAGCCGCCCAGTCAAAAGTTCTGTCTCAAAGCAATTAAGCGCCCGGAGAACCGTAGACCCCAAGAGGATCTGAAACGCCGAAGCTGTAACGCTCACGGGCTTTGTAGCGGACGTTGCCTGTATCAAAGTCACCATCCATAGATGTTGACATTGGTGTACGGACAAAGTGCTTCATGCCGTTTGGAACATCGGTTGTCAGGAAGAACGCATCATTGTCAGTCAGGTAGTGATTGACACGATAGCCCTCTGGAATCGAACCGTTTGAACGCAGGGCGTTGAGATCGTTATCGGCTGTGCCGACACGCAGTTCTGTCTGTAGCAGACGAGTTGCAACGAACATCAATGCAGGTGGAACGATCAGCTTGCGTGGGCGAGCTGCAATCAACAGGCCACGCTCGTCAGTGAACGCTGCAATGTTGATGACCGCATCTTCCAATGAGGTCTCGTTCAGGTCAACTGCTACAGTTGGACGGTTTGCATTGTTACCGCCAGCAACAGTTGGGTGCGCTGTATTGAACAGGGTAACGCCATCACCAGAGGTGAAGGTTGTGAAACCTGTGTTCAGCAGAGACGCAGCTTTAACCTGCTTGGTGTATGCCATGGCGCGAGCCAGAGCTTTTGTGTAGCGGGCAGAAAGAGCATCATAGAGGTTATCCTCCATAGCTTCTTCCGTCACTGAGAAGCCCATTGCAACCGTTTCGTGGTTGTAACGAGCAGTGAAGGATTCCTGTGCATTGTCGTAAGAAATCGCTGAACCTTCAGGCTTAACTGGCGCAGCGCCAAAACCTGAAAGTTTTACTTCCTCTTCAAAGCTACGCTCTGAAGTTTCAGTTTCGTAAATTTCTGCATGCTCGTTTTCGTACTTTTGGTACTCAAGACCGAACAGTGCATTAAGACCGGGCAACAGTTCCTTCAGAAGTTGTGCGCGTGAAATAGCCATCAGTTACACTCCTTATGCTGAACCAGTTGTTGATGTGTGCTGATGGTAATTAAACTTACACACCAGAATCGGATAGGCTGTACCCTTCTCATCGCCCTGATCGCCACCGAGGTAATCGATGATACGAATTGGGTTTTGAGGATCTGTATCCAGCTCAGAAATATCCAAAGCAACACGGCTGATTTTCAGCGTGGTGTTTGGCGCGGTCTGAACTAGCAGGGTGTTCTTTCCATAGATGTCACCAATGTTGGTTGGTGCGCCATCTGCCTGAATGGCAAAAAGAACATTAGGGTCATCAACCACATATGCCATTGCATCTGACGCAACAAGGTTTGCAGGCCAAAGCTGGCTAAATGTGAGTTGCCCAGTATTTGGGTCTGTGTATTTACAACCAATGAAAATACCAACCATATCGATGGCTGTGGTATCATCGCCAGTTGCGGACTGCTTTTCGATGGTCGTTGCAGTGCCGCCGTCTACAAGCTGTACAATATCACCCATGGCGATATTAGTGTTGTAGGCAGAGGCAATAGGGTACTGGCGGAAAACTTCCTGTGAACCATTATCCAAACGACCAATCGGGCGCAGACCGAAGGGAGCAGCTACTGAAGACATTTTGTCTCTCCTTCTATTCTACTCGATTTCATTTTCAGTATGCGCCACTTGGTGCATACTACGATATTTTGGTGCTTCGTTCTGGTTTCAGAACTGGCATCCTTGGATCAGATTGACGTAGATAGTTGTTATCAACAGAGTCCATCTGAGTTTTATTCATCTCAGTATGGGCATCTCTACGGCTTTCTACATATTCGGTTGAGTTCTCGCAAAGTAGCAATCCTCCAACCTCAACATTACCTTCAAATCGGGAATCGATATCAGGCAACACTTGTAATTCTGGATGATCTTCTGCCTTGACTGGCGTCCAACCCTCACGAAATTTAGACGAAACATTGGTGTTGTCGTTCTGACCCAAGGTAGATGTGCGAACCCAGCGGTAACTTACACCTTCGCGTGGTTCGGGATCAGGCAACATTGTTGGTCTTTGCCAAGATTTTTTACGTTCCGCTTTGTCGCGGGACTCATTTGAGCGTGGGGTTCTATCAGACATTAAGATGCCTCCTTCAAGAGTTGCGCCGCATATTGTTCTGGACTCAGGCCAAGTCGCTTGGCGAGGGCGACCTGCGTTGAGGTAAGTTGCACTCTGCGTGGTTTTTTTGCACTTCGCTTTGCGGGGGCAACCACGGAACCAGTTTGACGAGACCGTGCCACCTCAATGTCTTGTCCGTCAAACTTGTCTGGAAACCGCTTGCGAACTGATTCGTCAATGCGGTCATAATACTCTGGGCTGTTTGGGTTTACCCCATTCTTGACCAAGCTTTCATGTAAGCCTAGCGCATACCCAGTCATTTCATCATCATTACCAAACCACTGGTTTTCATTCTGCCATTCTAACGCTGCTGCGTCAGGCTTCTTAACTTTTGGCTGCTGTGGTTGTGGCTGTATGTGAGTTGTTTGCTCTTGCCTAGGATCATATTGATGCACAGGAACATAGCTCTCAAGCCTCATTTTTTCTGCTTGAGCTTGTGTTAGTAATTCCTGAGCTTTGATGATCTCATCTGGATCACCTGACTCGTAAGCAGTTTTATAATTAAATCTTGCCCGCTCTATCTCTGCCTCAACCCTGCGCTTGGCTTGGTCTTGCAAAACATTTTCCCCTTGAGATAATGTTTGCCTTAGCTTTTGATTTTCAGCGTAAACGCTTTGGGCATATTTTACAGCTTCTTCCCGAAGACGAGCCGCCTCTTCCTTTGCGCGGCGCTCCTCATGGTACTCCCACTTCATTTGTTTGAAGCGTTTCTGTACGTTTTCGCTGTAGTTTGCTACCTCATCATCTTCGGGTATTTGCGGGTCAGCATCCTTTGCTCTCCGCGCTTTTCCCCTATCTTCTTCTGGAGTATCGTCTACGATCTCCAACTCAAGATCTTCTGAGGCGTCTAGATCTATTTCCATTTTTTCTTCTGGCTCGTTCATGCTCTTGTATAACCTCTCGGATCAGAGACAACCGCTTCAACGGTGTCATCGTTAATCAAGCGAAACTCTTGTTTCTCAATCTTAAACCGTGTGCCGGAATAAGATCTGAAGATTACAAAGTCGCCTTCTTTGCAGTAAGGACCGTTGGGAAACTTATCCTGATCTCCATAAGCATCAGGGCCAGCTTTCACAACAAAACCAATTACAGATGCTGTCTGCTCTGCATTCTTTAGAGCATCAGGCATATAGATTCCTGAATCGGTTTTTTCCTTAACTTCCAATGGTTTAATTAAGAGCTTGTAGCCAGAAGGTTCTGGTATTTTGGATGCGACCTCTTGGCCGACTTCTTTGCTTGCAGAATACATCTGATTTCCTTGCAGTGATTATAGGCTCACAGTTACCTAGCGGGTCCTACCCGTAAGTCTCCACGTTTACAATATACACTAGGGTTGACCGCCCCGGAAGTCCTTGGGGACTAATCTTCTTCATAATGTTTTTCGAGGTCCAAGATGTCTCTTTCTATCAGAGCCAAGGCCTCTATCTTGCCAACCATCCTTTGATACTCATCAAAGTTTGTGGCACCTCCACACGCCAGATGATCTGCCGCGCTATTCATGTAGTCTCTGATCTTATCCTTTAACGGGCTATACATTGTCTCCGCCATTTGTCAGCTCCCTTGCCATTTGAAGTCCAATTTTAGTTCCTTCTGATATTGCCTTTTCCTTGTTTTTGTCAAGCTCTTGAGCAATCTTGACTCCAAGCCTTGCGCCATCTCGCTTCTCTTCAGACTCAAGGCGATCTTTCTGAAGCTCAATGTTTTCCATTTTAGCTTGCGCCTCAATCTGAAGCTTTGCTGTATCCATCTGGATCTTGTGCTGAAGTTCCTGTTCTTTAATGGCAAGCTCGCGTTGCTGGATTTGGGTCAAAGGATCTTGCTGCTGCTGTTGTGCTTGCTTCTGCTGTGCTTCCGCCTGATCTTTCTGGAGAAGCTTTGCTGCTGCCTCTGCCGCCATGCGGCTTACCTGAATCTCAATGTCTTCCGGCAATGGAGCTTCTGGATTTGGAAGTTCAACACCAAGCATTTTCTGGATCTCAACACGATACTGCATGGCCACATGCTCGGTAATGTGAGAAGCGAAAGCGCTTTGAATTGCGCTGGCAAATGGTGACTGGCCAACAAGCTCCTGCATTTTTGGATCCTGCATTGCAGACATGTGAACGCTGATATGAGCTGCATGGTCCTGATACATGAACGCCTTGATTGGCTCTTGTTTCAAGATAGACATGTTTTCTGTCACGGGATCTGCTGGCTTGATTTCATCTGGAAGCTTCACAATATCAGCCGCATCCTGAATGCCAAGAACCTCCAGCATCTGGCGATGAAGCTTACCCATATCATAAAGCTGTGGCGCTTGCTGTGCTAACTGAAGCGCCGCCTGATACTGCATGACCCGTTGTGACATAGTTGATGCGTTTGGATCAGAAACCGGAATTACATCAATGCGACCATCAAAGTCTTCTTTGCGGTCAAAGTCCCCATCCATTTCATAGGCATATTCTTCAGGCATATAGTCATGAATAATCTTTGCCAAGATACGCAGCTCGTTCTTCATAGCTGCATGAAGTCTGGCCTGAACACCAGACATAACCTTCATGCTACGCTCAAGCAAAGCGAGCGTTGTACCCACTGGGGCTTGGTTATTCATGTCACCAATCTGGATATCGGCAACAGATCCTATCCTACGACCTTCCTCGACAATGTTACCGAGCAATTGGTACAAGACTGATGACGGTTCTTTGTAAGGAATGAAAGTAATGCTGTCGCGTATCGCACCCCCCGGTACGTCAACGTCACGGAACTCACCCGGCATGAGAGGCGAATCATCACCTTTGATGCGAAGACCCCTAGCTTTAAGGCCAGCCGGTAAGTTAGACAATGTGCCAGCATCAACCAACTGCCGCAGGATGGATGTCGCAGATTTTGCCAAACCACCGATAAGGTGGATAAGGCCCGTCCCATAAAATCCGAGGCCCGGTAAATACCGATAGTGAACAAAGTGCTGACGCTTCTTTTTCTTCTGATCATCTTCATACCAGTTCCTCCTAATGGCAAGAATTTCCCTTGATGATTTATCGATGGTGATAACATATGGTCGAGCGATTCCGTCTGGATCATCAAACGGTTCTGGCAGATCAACGTCTACATGCATTTCCAGAAGGGTGTAGCGATCATCATCCTCAATGATTGCTTCATCTCCATCAAGCTCGTCATATTTTTCCTGAATGTCAGAGTAGTCAGGCTCAGGATCTGGA